AACTTGCTGTGAAATGCTTTATCAAGATTTCAAACGGTAATTCCAGCGCAACACCAATCTGTCGCAATATCGACTGTACGAATACATCGTATGCTTGGTTTGGTCTTTTCGGATCTGCGATTTCAATTGCTTCGTTTGGTTGTAAATCCAAGATTGCACCAGGCGATAATTTATAATCACTGTTACGTGGTGTAACGGTTGGCTCATTACCCCCCATCGGTACCATCGGCTGCAATCCCTCTTCAGATTCCGTCTTTACGAAAATCGTAAACATTGACGATATGACCGCCGCCATGATTTCGGCTTCGGTGTACCTGTCTAACTGTTTCAGACTTTCAATGACTGGTGCCAAGTACGGCACGCCACGTGTCATACCAGGTCTCAACCTTGTGAATATATGCAATACCTGACGATACCCGTTTTCATCAAACGCTGGAATCTTTACAAACTCTAATTCGCCTTTGTTGTAATCATCTGGATGATGGTTTGCTATGTGATATGCCACCGGTGCTCCGTCTGCATCAATTTCTACACCTGCGACAATGTCATCGTGTCCTGGTTCCGGATCAGCTACACGATCTGCTTCTATGATTTGCAATGCCGTTCCAAATGGGTTTCCTGTCCTATCTGCATATTTACGTAACGCAAACACATCGCCAGACTCTAAACAGGAACGCAAAATCAAAGCTTGCATTTCTGCAAAGTTCTGACCACGTGTAATATCACAGTCACGATTTTCCGCCCACATTTGAAATATGCGTTCTGCTTTGTTTTCCCATTTTTCCATCGCTTCATCAGATTTCAGATATGGTCGCAACACATTACGATCAATGTGTGCCTGCGGTTTCAATCCTGTTCCGACAACGTTGGTTACAACAGTACTGACAGCACCAACAGCCAGTGGAGCATTACGGAGCAAATCACGAGAACGATCACGTAACACAGGCAGATCATCCAATGTAACATTGTCCCCGGAACCAGCCAACGGATTCCACGTTTGAGTTTGTCTACGGCTTTTGCTTGCACCGGTATAACCACCCAGCATTGCCATCTGGGTACGTGCCTGCCAACGACGTAATCCTGCTTGTGGCGAGATCCACGCTATTGCTTTATCCACGAATGTTTGTGGTGGTAATTTTATCTTGTTCATTGCTTATCCGTTTAGACTGGTGTGGCCCCACGAACAGGGATTCCACCACGTTTCTTTAGTGCGATCTTATTCAACAGGTATTCCTCTCTGGCCTGTAATGTGCCTAGGTCTGCTTTCCTAACTTTTTGATTGTTATACGATGCTTCTTGAGCACCTGTCAGGATCGCAGTGATTGCCTCTTGAACTTCGACCAACTGTTCTTCATAGGTTTTTATTCTTATCGTTGTCATTCTATCCCTCGGCTACGTACTGTTCGTCCTCTTGGTTGGCTCGGGCTTAATGGCTCGGGCCGATTTTGTTGTTGGATAACCGGTGCTTTGCGTTGTTGTTTCATCTTCATCTCGGCCAATTTGTCTGCACCAAGATCAAGATTCAAACGGAAGTTACGCACCAAACCTCGCAGTGCTGCGTATGCATACACTCGACAGTCCAGACCCTCGGTACGAACACCATTTTTACGGGGTGTCCATTCTCGGATCAAACGACCCTTGGTCAGTTTTTTAACAGCAACTTCGTTTGTTATCTGTTCAAACCATTCGTTTTCACGATCCATTGGAAAGTGCCAAACACCAGCACCACTGCTATCTTCCAAATGTAAACGGCGCATCAAGATATCTTTTGCATCATTTACACCAATCAGATACACAGGCTTTTTGGTATTGTTACTTTTACTGGCTGTCGCAGGCCATATTGGTTTACCAACACCACCGATACCTTTGATGGCAAACACACCATGCAATCGTCTTGCGTGGCAATAGTTGATTACATAATCCGTATAGTGACCACCGCTGTCGATGCAGGTTGCTGCAATCGGCAAGTCCGGTACGTCTTTACTGTGCGGATATTTACGGCTTAGAACTTCATCTAACTGAGCCCACAGCTCCGGTGTGCTCGGATCGCCATACAAAATATGGTAATCGATAGACCAAGATTCCTCGCCACGACCCCATCCAACAATTTCCAATTCCAAACGGTTGTCTTGAACGTCCACACCACAGGTCAATATCACAACCTGTTTCGGAAGTTCTGGTCCCCATTTTTCTCGGCGTGTCATCAGACTTGTCGGGTCTATTGCTTGTCCTGCCATGTCTTCCCAAGTCTCTGCCAATTTCGTATTGGTCCACACTTGCAGACGTGACGGATCGTCTTTGGAATTCAAGAATTCTCTCGCTATGCTCGTCCAGCTTGTCCAGCCATGCGGCGAATACAGTGATGACAAATGAAATGAAACCACACCCGGATTCCCGTCCGGATTTGTTGCTATCCATTTGCCTTTTTTAAGAATTTGCTCCTTTTGATAGTCGTGCCAAATCGCCTCGCACTTTTCGCATTTGTAAACAGCTTCTGTAAGGTTCTTTGGATCGAATATCACATTGCGCCAGCGCAACACTTGGTAATGACCACAGTGGGGACATGGCACATGAAAGTATCTTTGGTCACCCTCTAAGAATGCTTGCTCTATACGGCTCGCATCTTTGATGGTCGGCGTGGATACCATAAAGATTTTACGGTTATTGAACGTTGCGGTACGTTGTACAGCAAGGTCAACCGGATCGCCCTCGGTTCCAGCTTCATCTGGAAACCCATCTACCTCGTCCAAGAACAAATAGCGCACCGGTAATGATCGTAACCCTACAGGCGAATTCGCGCCTGTTAGGATCAGGATCCCACCCGGGAACTCCTTGATCAAAGTGGTGTTGCCACTGTCACGTGAACGTGGGCTTTTAATCCTATCTCGTAATGCCGGACAGTTTTCAATCGCCGGATCAATACGCATCTTGGATGTTCGTTTGGCCGTTTCTGTTGTTGGATTTACAACCAGCATTGGCCCTGGTGCGTTACAGATTATGAACCCCATCCAATTGTTTCCACATTCTGTACCGCCTACCTGTGCGCCCTTCATAAACACGACCTTTTCACAAGGATCGCTTGGTGACAGGCAGTCCATTATCTCTTGCAGATATGGTGTTCTTTCGGTGTGCCATCTGCCAGGCTCACTTGATGCGACAGTCGACAGGTACCGGTTTTCATCCGCCCATTGCGTTACCGTCAATTGCGGATCCGGCTTAAACCCCTCGGCCATTGCATATATGACAAAACTATCCGGATTCAGTTCCAGCATGTAAAAAGTCCGTTAGGTTTTGTAAGCTTGTTAGGATTTCTTTCCTTAAAACCTCTTTGAGCTCATGAATATCTGTAATACCAACCAAGGTCGGTGCAACCCTGTCTGGTATTGCCAACAATTTATCTCTCGCAACTCTGGCGGCAGTAAATGCATCTACCTCCATCTTTGAGATTTCGACCAACTTGCCAGACTTTTCTTCGTATTCCAGTTTCTTAAGCAGTGCCTCAAACAATTCTTTGTTGGCACGACTCTTCTGATATGAAATGCCTGATACAGGTTCGCTAACACGTTCTGTCTGTCTGACTGCTGTATTATCATCCCATTCCTTATCAGCGGTCTCTGGATCTATTTGACCATTTGGCAACGTTGTGATACGATTAGCCGCAATTGCTTTACGTACACTGGCTTCGTGAACACCCCTATGTTTTGCATAAGCTCTGATTGATAATGGTGCCATGGTCTAATCATTTGCGTTCTGCCGCTAGCTCTGCATAGGTTTTACCGGTCTCAACGTGTATGGCTTTTTGGCCAGTGAAGTTTTCCCAGCGTTTGATTATTGTGTCAACATAATGTTCATCTAACTCTATCATTCTGCAGCGGCGGTTAGTCTTTTCTGCGGCGATCAGGGTCGAACCCGAACCACCAAACCCATCAAGTACGATATCCATCGTGCGACTGGAATTGTTGATGGCACGTTCTATCAATGCCACAGGTTTCATTGTTGGGTGCAAATCATTGCTTGTCGGTTTATCAAAATTCCAAACATCCGTTTGATTGCGGCCACCATACCAAGGTGCCGTTGCACCTTGCTTTTTACCGAACAACATCCATTCGTGTTGATGTTGATATCTTGATCGTGACAATGCAAATGTGTTTTTAACCCATACGATATACGCATCGAATTTGCCACCAGCATCTTCAAATGCGTGATACAAAGTATGTAGCTCACTGCCACCCATACAGATGTACAATGAACCAGTTGTATATTTTACGATATTCGTTAATGCCTTGGTTAAGAACCCTTGGAATTCATCACCAAGATTATCGTTCTTTATGAGTCTTGGGCTGTTTGCTTTTTCGCTATTATTTCTAAAGCCCTCATCATACGCAACGTTGTATGGC